GTTGGTGCTGCCGTGGTTGGTAGCATCCTCGAACTGGGTTTTGAGCTGAGGCCCGGCGATATCGCCCACCTCAGCGATGGCGGTAAAAACTTCGGGGGTGGCGCCGTTACCCCGTTTTAAAAGTGTTCCGAATGCAGAGATAGAATTGCTGATTGGCATAACATAACTCCTTTGGTATAATCGTATTAGGGTTACTAAACCGACCTAATAGGAGACAAGCGAACATGACCAAGAAAACCTGTTCTATCGATGGTTGCGACCATATGGCACAAACAATCGGTCTTTGCCAAATGCACTACATGAGATTGATTCGGCATGGAACGACTGATGTCCAGAAAAAAAGAACATGCTCTGTTGAAGGGTGCCATAAACCACGTGCCGGAAATGGCCTTTGCGCCATGCATTACAACCGCATGCGCGAGCACGGAAGCGTTGAGAGTGTACCTGTTCCAACAAGAGAGGAAAGATTCTTCTCGCACGTTGATAAAAACGGCCCTGGGGGTTGTTGGCTTTGGATAGGCGGAGTAGCCAACAACGGATATTCCAAATTTTGGGATGAAGGGCATTTTATTTCCGGCCATCGGTTTTCCTACGAACATTTCAAGGGACCAATCCCAAAGGGCATGTGCATCGATCATCTTTGCAATATTCGCAATTGCGTGAACCCCGAGCACATGATTGTTGCGACCAACGCAGAGAACATTTTGCGCAGCACAGGACCTGCTGCCAAAAATGCGCTGAAAACCCATTGCCCCAAAGGCCATCCTTACGATGCGTCGAACACATACGCCATGAACGATGGTAGGGGTAGGGCTTGCCGCACGTGCCTGGGTATGAAACAACTTGATCCGCCTTTGGGGTGATTTTTAGTCAGTAAGCCTTATCACAAAAAATTTAACATCAGTGCCCCCGGCATCGCTGATTATGTTGCACGTTCCATCCGCCTGCTTGAACCCGGCAGGTTGGATCTGGGGAAGAACGCAATACAGGCCGATGCCCAAGGTGTACACAATGTCACCCGTGCGGCCAAACTGGTCAACCACGCTTTTGACGGTCAATACGTGGCTTGCAGCTCCGCCCAAAACGAACACAATCTCCTTACCCGTAAGGGGGAAGCTGACGCCATCGGCCACTGTGGTCATGGATGTACCCGTTCCGAGATTAAGGCTCAAAGCGGTGGGGGGTAGTGTTGGATATTTGGCTGCCATCTGTGTTACTGTAATCGTTACGACTGCCATGATAATTACTCCTTATTATTCAATGTGTTGGACAAGAAAATCTTGCACCCGGCAATATAGCCCGGTTTCAGGATCATATTCGTCGTGCTTGCCTGCTCGAAAGCAGGAACCAAAGATAAAATAGTCGGCGCCGTTGTAAATGGATCCTGAGAATCCGTGCAAGGCGAAAAAGACTGCCCTGGCCAGTGCAACCGACTCCTTGTACGTGGTCGCCCATGACCCAGTTTGATAACGATCCGTCATGTAGGCGTGTCCAGGCGCTTCGTCGTGCGTTGGATCATTGGCGCTGCTGATCAATTGGTAAGTGATTGCCGGTAGGGATGCCGTCTCTGGCAACTTCAGCGGGTGGATATGTGCGCCCACCAGGTTGGACACCGCAGTGGTGCTTGCCAGCTTGTATTGCAGGGCGCTGTCACAGTCCATCATTGGATTTCGCCTTGCATCAAGCCCACCATGGCATCCCCAACAGCCTGGACGATCTCACTGTGATGTTCGTCAAAGGCAGGCCTTAAATACGACCTGGCTGGAATGTGCACGCTCTTGGTTTGCTTCCACTCGCCGTCAACTTTGTAGTGCAGGTAGGGACCATTTCTGGCGATGATTGTCCCGCCGTATTCCTGAATTTTGGCGTAGATCGTGCCCCACACGCCAGCGAACACGGTGTTGCCCTCACGCCTTACGCCCATGTTATTGACCAGGTTCCCGGTGGGGTGCTTGTTGAGCTGCGTGCGAGCGTTGTTCTGCGCATACCCCACGATCACCTGAGCGCCCGCTTCAAGGGCATCCATGACCTTATCAGAGTCAGCCAATGCGATCAAACGGCGGATATTTTCGTCAAACTCATCTAACCCAAGGACAACATTCTCGCTCATGGGTTTACCTCTGCCAGGTTGAGCACAATCCCAGACGGCCCTTCCTGGGGATAACCTACGACGTCATACACCAGGGGATTGGTTACAGCAGATCCGAAGCGTTTGGTAATTCTGATATGCGACTTTGGGTCTACTGTGGTCCCCAGCGGTAAGCGCACGGTAGCGTTAACCACCTGCGCGGTCATGTTTTGGCGATACATCTTGTTTCCACCGGTGGGGTCAAAGCCGCACGCGATCTCAGCGCCATCCGTGTAGACATTCTCCATCTCGCCATATTCATTTTCGATGCTCGAATAAGCACCGATAATGCAGGTATCCTGCATGAGCAGATTGTCATAAGCCTGCATATTGGCGAGATCGCCAGAAGTTAACATTAGATGCCCCTTGTCATGGGGATGTGACGAATGGCCCGGCGCGAGCGGCACCTGGCAGCCATGGATACGGCATGATCGTACTTGTCACTCAAACTGACGTTCACACCATCCGCACTGTGATTGAATAACTCCGCCAGCGCCGCCGCTTTTTCTTCCCAAATTTCAGAGGCGGCAAAACTTGCATCCCACGTTTCAATCCATTGCGGAGTAGTTATTTTTGTGGGGGGATCAGTTGATATATCCCAGGTGTATGGAATTGTACCTAATTCATCTACTAATGGATGCGCCTCAAGAAAGGCTTGCATTTGAGCATCTGAATAGGTGGTGGATAATGGTTCATCCGTAAGGCGCCGCAGCGCTAAAATTTGGGCTGCCGTCGCTGTCATGGATTAGAGCACGCCCAGGCGGACGTAATGCACGAACAGATAGGCCTCGAGGCCGGTCGATGCAGCCGCAGCACTGGTCACAGTGATGTAGCTGGTTGCAGCCCACAACAGACCCTTGGGGGTCGTGGCTGCGCTTTCACTGGCCAGGTCAGTACCGATTGCTTTCCAGACCGTCCCGTCCGTGGCATTGACTGCCAGGGCAGAAACAATGTCTGAGTAATCAGCGACAGCCGACGCGCCCACGCCGATGTTGAACGTGGATGCAGCAACAGATCCAGTTTTGACGTACAGAAGCGCGTCATCAATCTGGCAAAGCACGCCTTCAGGATTGAGCACGGAGCCCACGATCCCGGCGGCAACTGCATTGCCCAGGATCTTGATTTTCAGCCAGCCACTTTGGGCTTCAAGAGTATTAATTGCTACGGTCATTTTGATTTTCCCTTCCCGGCCTTGGCGACCGGCTTATTGGTTTTGTTTTTCTCGTCCACAACCAAGCCTGAGGCCAGCAGGCTTTGCAGCCGGTCTGCCTCAAAGGCGCCTGGTTGGATTTCTTCCCCAGCTTTGACGGATACACCGTCTTCGGTAAAGTCCTGAGTAGCCTTCATGGCTTTACCCGCTCGTAATCAACAGAGCATTGGCGGCATTGGTGCCGGTGATGGAAGTGGCATACTCACCGTTAGTGATCACACCCTGGTTGGTTGAATCCCATTTCGTTGCGCCATATTTCCAGCAGTCGATTGCGAAAATATAGCTCGAGACGGGCAGAGCTGCACCGATGGTGAAAACGTTGGCCTGGACACCGTTGCCCTCGTTGATGAACATGCAGCGCCTGAAGATATTCAACCGGCCCACGCCAGCCGCAGCAGCCACAGCTACATGCACGTAAGTCGTACCGTTGGTCGAGGTGATAAATTGGCAGTCGTCGAAGGTGGTGTGCATGGCGCCAGAAACAAACTCCAACCCAGCCATACCGTTGACTGAACCGATGGTATCGGCGCCAATGATGCACTTGGTAAAGGTATTACCAGAACCTTCACCGGCAGACCCAACCTGAAGCGAGCGGGCGCCAGTTACAGCATTACCTGACCCAACACCTCCAGCAAACTGGCAACCGTCGAACGTATTGCGGCTGCCGCTTACCAGGACGTTGACCAGTCCAGCCGCGGCACTGGTCTCGTGCCAGAAGCTGATATTGCGAACAACGCAGCCATCCCCGGACCAGGTTACAAACGGCGTAGTAGCCAGGGCGGCAGCACACTTGATACGGCTGCGTGGTTCTGGACCGCCAGAGTTGAGGCCAACCAGATGGGTAAAATCGTTCGCCCAGAGAATGGCGGCTGCGGCGGGGTTAGACGTACCATTACCAACCAGCAGAACCACATCGTTTTTGAGGGTGGTGGTCAGGGCATAGGCAGCTTCGATGGTCTTCAGCGGTAAATCCCACTTGAGACCGCTGTTTAAATCCGAACCGTTGACGTAATCCACGACGAAGATCTTCGATCCCTTCGAGCGTGGCACGCCAACCAGAGCATATTCAACAGAAGGTGGGAAAAGTCCCATGATATTACTCCTTGTCTATGATTGACTTGGATATGATTGACCGAGTTATGCGGTCATGTAGCTGAACGGATACCGAGTGGTTCCGTTTGTGTTGACCCAGTTAACCGGGTTTGGCAGAGCAAAGCCCAGGCGCATGGTCAGCATCATGGCAGCCATTCTTTGCTGCATCAGGTTAAACACGATCTTGCCAGAGGCATCCTGAATAACGCCTTCGGTGAACACGGCGAATTCGATGTCCTGGCGCATGGAGTAAACCAATTGCTGCCAGTCGCCCGCGATGGCTTTGTAGGTCGAAGATCCGGCCCCGTTCATGGGGAAATAGATCGGCGCACCATCTAGGATGTAGGAATTGGGCGTAGCAGGATCACGGGTGAAGATTGGCTCGCCTTGCAGCGTACGGGTGCCGCGTAAGACGGCCTTCAGTGGCAGCTCCGCGATCACGCCGGTTACGCCGAAGCCGTCCGCTTCAACCAGGCCGAACAGACCACCGGTGCCCAGGAAGGCATCGTAAGAATCGGAGAAGTTCGCCAGGCTGATATTCTGCGAGGCAGCAGCAGCGCCGGTGATAATGGCATCCGGCCAGGCGGCAGGCTTATTGGTGCTATAAAGCATGGCTTTGTCGATGGCGGCGCCGGCAGCGGTGCGCATGATCGGCTGAACCTCTGACCAGATCGGCACGCGGGCATCACTCAAGACATTCTTGGGGATGGGCACCAGTACCGCCAGGTCCTTGGCATAGACGGACACATTCGACCAGTCCACTTCGGAGGTTTGCACGAGGCCCGTGTCACCATCCGGGAAATAAGCAGTAGCCAGCGCCGAAAGTACGGGCATGTCGGTTTCGTAGATCGACATATCCCGTAAGCGGCGGGCAAGGCGCAAGACGTTACTGGATTCGGTTGCCACGGTGTTAATCAGCTCCAGGCTGGTTTCAACCGGGATAAGTCCAGCGGCATCGCTTCGGTTTACAATATTTGAATATGGCATTTCTAATTCTCCAGTTACCTGCCGACACCTGCGCTTGCGCGGATGCGATCATCCATCGTTTTAGCAGTGGTCGGCGTGGTTCTCGATCCTTCCCCTCCATCACCGGATGGGGTAGGTGGTTTTTTGACGAATAACTCAGGTGCGGCCGCTTTGATTGCGGTCCAATCAGGGGCACCGGATTTGGAAAATAGTCCATCAGCTTGCGCAATTGCAAAGGCGGCTTTGGGATTCGAGCAGCCGATCTCCGGCTTGATCGCATCCTCAGCAAATGTGGCACGCCGCTCTGATTTTTCGAGCTTATCAGAGAGATCCTTTAGCGACGCTTCAAGTTCGCTTCCTTTGGCGGCTTTTCCAGTCAGGTCTTTGATCTGTTTGGCAAAATCATCTCGCTCTTGCCGGGTCGCCTTGACTGCGTTCTGCAGGCCGGTGGTGTGTTCGGTGTAGGCGGCTACAATGGTGGCATCCTGCGCTTTGATCCAATCCTCGAATACAACTGGCTCCGGCGCGGGCGTCTCACTCGCGGGAGTGGTTGTGGTTGGAGGTGTTACGGGTGTTACTGTTGTTTCTGGCATCTCGCCATACTTTCTCGGCATCTCGCCGTAAATAAAAACGGCCTGTTTTCAAATCGCTGTCTTTCGACGGTGATCTGAGAACAGGCCGCTGGATATCCGGTGGCAATATTTAGTTGTTCTTAATCATTATATGCCATTTGTTCAAAATAGTGCAACTAATTTCTAAGATGTTTCGGTTTCACGCTCCTATCGCAGCCCAAATATTCTTCAATTGCTCCAAGCGCGATCAGCAGCGCCTGACGTATGGCCAACAGCAGCACACGGGTGCGCGGTTCCATTGGCTTTACTTCGATGCGCACAATCTCGTTAATCATTGGTCATGTCCGCCAATGGAGTAGATACAACTTGCGGTCCCCAAGTAGGATCAACCACAACCTTACCAGCCTTCGACCAATCAAAATTACCGCTTTGGTAAAGTTCAAACTTGCCAGGACCTAATATCTTTTGCTGTAGCGTCTCCGGTTGTTTGTCGAACCATTCTGCCCCAGTCTCAAAGGATGGCGTCTTTCCAAATCGCAGCACTGGGGACATATAACATTGATCTCCCGGATGCTGAGCAAACATTTCGTCCGTTGGATATATTTCGTCATTATCCAGCGCCAGGCAAGCATCACAGACAGTTCCGTTTCTTTGTGACCGGCGTTGGTAGCCTGCCACAACATTCGATTGGTCAAGTTGCGCCATGTTGCCCGCCCTCTCTGCTCTTAACTGTTCCGTGCGCGCAACCAACAAAGCGCGGTCCAAATTCCCCGCCATATCCTCGGCCATAGTTGCAGCGGTTGCTCGGGGACCAATGCCCTTAGCCAACCCAGTGACAAGCGCATCCGTCAGCTTTAAAACGCTTTCAGGGTAAGAGGCTTTCAGCAGGTCATACAGCGGCGTGCCATCGCCAGCGAAGCCAATCATGAAATCCACGGCTGAAACATTGATCCTATCAAATACCAGGTGCGCAATACGGGCATCCACTCCAGCCATGCTGATGAGCTGCTGCGCGTCGGTGATCCCTTGTGCGATCAACG